ACACGTCCAGCATGTCGCTGGCCTTGCGGAAGGCGCGGGCCATCGCCGCCAACATGGACCCCCGGCCGCCCAGCTTCACGCCGTGGTCGGCGGCCAGCAGGCGGGTGGGAACATTGGTGGGCGCGGTGCCGCCCGGCAGCTTCTGGGCGAACATCACCACGCGGGTGGCGTCCAGCGCCAGGCCCTTCACGGCGTGGCTGTTGTCAAACTCGACCTCAAAGCCGGGCAGGCGCGAGGACAGGCTGATTTGCGCGAAACTGATCGGCATGGGGGCTTACTCCTTGCCCTTGCGGGGCTTGGCTTCGGGGGGCATATCGGCCACCGGCCTGATGTCGGCTTCAGCGTCGGAGGTGACCGCTGCTTCTTTGGCCTCGCGCTCTGTCTTGCCCTGGGCGATGGCATCGGCGGTGGTTTCGATCACCTCGCCCCGGCCCAGGCGGCGCAGCCAATGGGGATTGCGCGGCTTGGTTTCCCCCTCGGGTGGCATGACGCGGCCGCTGATGGGGTCGCGGATGATGTCGCCCTCTCGGGCGGGTTTCAGATGCAACTCGGCCATCTGGTCAGGTCTCCAGGCTCACGGTGTCGGACAGGTTGAAAGGCGGCACCCAATCGGCGTGGGTGGTGCGGAAGTCGGTGATGCCTGCGCCGATGGCCATCGCCTCGGGCAGCCCCTTGTCGCGCGGCACATCGGCGCCGATCCGTGCGCCCGGTTGGTCCGGAGCGTCGGTGGCGGTGTAGGTGGTGGTGAACTCCACCGCCATGACGGACAGGCCAGGCATGGCCTTCTCGACGGCAGGAAAGGTGCGGATGCGGACGGGTTCCAGATAGCCGATGTCCATGCCGAACGTTTGCCCGGCCAGCAGCGTGCGGGCATCTTGGGCCATCTGGTAGGTGCCCACGTCGGTGCCTGAACCGTGACGGGTGGCAGCTTGATTCCGTTTGTTGATGGCGGCCACCACCACGCGAAAGGTGGCCTTCATCTTGTGAGAGCCATACCCCTGATCGGCGGCCTTCTCCTCGCCCATGAACGTCACCCAGATGCCGGGCACCAGGTTGACGGCTTTCTTCAGGGCGGCTTCGTCATCGAACTCGCCGCCAAGGCTGTCCACGGTCTTCACGGTGTAGCCCAGCAGCCGCAGGACTTTGGCGCTGGTCAGGCGGGATAGCATGGCGTTCTCAATCTCGGCGATCACGGCAAGACCTCGCGGATGTAATCGTTGGTGATGTCCAGCATTTCGCGACGGTCTGGCTCGTCCAGGCCAAGGTAAGGGCGGGCTTCAAGGAAGACCGAATGGCCCCGGCCGGCCCAACCGCCTTCCTGATGGATGCGGCCGTAAATGACGTTCGTGCCGATCTCCACGAAGGTGGCCGCCACCGCGTAGGTCAGCGATTGGAACAGCCGCCCGCTATCGCGCAGGATGGCACCCGCGCGCTGGATGGGTGCCCACGGCGCACCACTCGGCCCCTGTTCGTCCTCAAACCGGCGCTGAACAGAAGTCAGAAGGGCGGCACCGATCTCGGTAAGCACCGGCCGCAGGTCGCGCATGCGGAGTTGAAGCCCCACCAGCGCGCGGCCGACGGCGGAAGCGCCTTCTGCCTTGACGGTGAAGGAAACGCCCCCGGTCATCACAGCCCCCACGGCCCATTGGCCATGATGCTGGGCGCGTCGTCATAGGTGGCCAGGTCATCGGCGGCTGGGTCTTCCTCGGCCTCGACACCCGCACAAGCCAGGGTCATATCGCCTCGCGCCACTTGGCTAACACCCGACATGGCGGCCTTGAAATTCTTCTCCACCAGATCGGGCACGGCATCGCGGTGAAGGTAATAGCGGGTAATGTCGCACACCCAACGTTTCACCAGGTCGGGCACCGGGGTAAGCGGCACGGCATAGATGCCCGCCACATACCCGTCGATGATCTGGTGTGCATCGGCCAAGGCGACGGCCAGGCGTGGCCCGATCTTGCCGGTATCGGTGTCATCGGTTAGCTGCACCAGCTCGGTCTCGCCGAAGCGGGCCACCATGTCGTCTTGGGTCGCGTAGGTCATCGCCGGGGCAATCCTTGCCCCGGATGGCGAATCATCCGGGGGCTTGGGTCAGGGGGGAGTTACTTCGCCGGGGCCTTGGACGGCTTGGGGTCAGGCTTGGCCTTCACCTCTTCGTCGGGAACGGCCTCAATGGCTTCCAGGCTCTCCAGGGTGTCGATCAAGTCCTGATCGTCCTCCCCCAAGGGCAAGGGCACGTCTTCCCCGTATTTTTTGCCATTCAGTCGGATCGTCCCACGCTTCACGCGGTAAGCCATGCCATCCTCCTTTAGCCGCTGATGGCGTTTTGGATCAGGAAGCCAGCATCCGGCGCCACCACCAGTTCGGCCACGGTGTCCACCACGCGGACACGCTCGCCGCCCCGCGCGCCAATGCTGCCGTCCACCGACGTTCCGGCCACCTTCTGGCCGTACTGCATGGTCAGGCCCCAGGTGACACCCGCTTGGTTGTTGGCGGTGGGGTCGATGAAATGACCAGCGATGTGGTTGCCCCACACGCGCTGGAAGTTGGCGGCTTGGCCCTTGCGGTTGGCGTTCACGAAACTCTCGCCCACCAGCACTTCACCGACTTCGAACAGATCGGCGACCTGCTGACGGGTGGCCATGCCTTCGCCGTTGCCGCTCGGGAAAATGGCCTTCAAGAGCTTGGGGTGGCGGCGCAAAACGCCCCACACAGCCTTGCCAAACACCAGCCGGTTGGGACGCAACAGCGGGGTGTCCAGCATTTCGGTGATGATGGCCACCGGGTCGCTGGCGGCGTCGTTGAACTGATCGGTGCCGCCCAGGGTCTGAACGCTGGCCGCGCCATAGCTGTTTGCCGAGAAGGTCTTGGCCGCCACGCGGATTTCACGTCCAAGATTGACCAGATTTGCCGTGAACTCGGTGGCGAAGCCGCGCGGATCGGTATTGCTGCCCTTGGCCTGGGTGATGTCATCCTGGGGCAGGGGGTAATCCAGGCCGTGGTCTTCGCACATGCCGGGCATTTCCACCGCCTGGGTGGACACCTCGGCCGGGCGGCCGGTGCGGCCCACGGCGGTGTCGGGGACGGTGTAGCCATCGGCCAGGTTATAGACCCTGTAGCGGAATTCCTTGGTTCCCAGCACCGGGGTGGCGCGCGGCATCACCTTCTCGCCGATCAGCGCGTAAGCCGGGTTACGGTAAGCGATGGCGATGGCCGTCAAGGTGGGAGACGGGACGAAGGGCGAAGTGGCCATGTGGTTCTAACTCCCTTAGCCCTGCATCACGCCGGGCGCGAAGATGTAGTTGATGACGGTGCCGTTGGTGCCTGCGGCGTCGGCGAAGCCGATGATGCGAACGTTGGCGCCCGCCACCGGCTGGGCCTTCACGGCCTTTCCGCTGGCGTCCGAGGTCAGCGGGTCGCCGTTGGCAACAGTGCCGCCCAGTTCCACCTCGGGGATGCCGCCCAAATCCACGTCCACCCGTTCGCCCGAACTGACGCCCAACTGTCCGGTCGTCCCCTTCAATGCGTCAGTGGGAGCGGCGGCAAGCACCACCTGCCCCTCGACCGCGCCAGGCTTGACGATGCGATAAGGCGGGATAGGGCCACCGGCCCGGCGGCTCTTGCTGATGGTGCGCATGGTCACTTCGCGGCTTCCTTCTGAACGTGCGCCACCGCGTCGGTGGTGCTGATGACGATGCCGACCTTGGCCTGGGTTTCCTGGAAATCCAGGGCACGCCGGGCCAGGTCAGTGGGGTCGGTGGTGGCTTCGTCGCCGGGGGTGCCAGGAGCGCGTTCGCTGAAATCGACGGTGACCGGCATGCCCTTCAACAGAGTCTTGAACACGTCCACCGCCGCTTTCTTGGCGGTCTTGCCATCGCCTTCGGCGAAGTCCACCACCATGCCGTCGGCGCTGATCGCCTCCATGAACGACAGCAGGTCATCCTTGGGCATGGGCAGCGGGCGGCCTTCGGCCACAAGGCCGTCCAGCCACGCCCCGTTCTGGTCGCGGCGGAACTTGGTCTGGCGCTCGGCGAAATCGGCTTGGTCCTGGGCCAGTTTGGCGGCTTTCGCCTCCAGCTCGGCCGGGGTCGGTTGGGTGTTCGGTCCCACGGGGGGCTCCTTGGTCTGTTGCGGTTCGGAAAAGGCGGGAGTGGCGGCGATCTCGGCCTGGGCAGCCTCGCGCGCCACGTCTTCGGACAGCCAGTCCACGGTCCAGCCGGGAAGCGCCTGGTCAGCCTTCTCCTGGCCGAACTCGGCCAAGAGGAAGTCGCGCAGGGTGCGGAACAGGGTGACCAGGCGGCGGTCGGTGGCCTCGCCGAACTCGACCGTCACCACCTCGCCGTCATCCTCGGCGAAGTCCACGGCCCGAAGGCCCTTGATGGCGGGCGGCTGGGCACCGAGGAAGCCGACATGGCGCAGATAATAGGTGCCGGGCTTGGGGTTGGCCGGGTTGGTCGGGCCGTACCAACTCGCCGACACCTTCTTGAAGGCGCCGGTTTTGACCAGTTCGGCGAAATCGGGGTTCACTTGGTCGCAGTCGGCCACCACGCTGGTGCCGTCCATGCCCATGCCCTTGACCCATCCGAAAGCCGGAGCGGTGGCGGTGGGGTGGCCGACCACCAGTGGCGCCTCGTGTAGCGTCGGGTCATAGGCGGCGCAGGCGGCGGCCAGCTTGTCCTCGCTGAACTCCAGCGTCACCCCCTGCATGGCGGTGTGCGTGCCGACCCGGAAAATTTCGATCTTGGGCAAAGCTTCATCCCCACGGTCAAAATGACGTGGGGTGGAGTGTGCCGGATGGGGGAAGAGGTGAAACTTCCGGAACAGTTCCGGGGGTACGTCTCCATTGCGGGGAGACATCGCCGTTAAAGCGGTTTTTAAGGCCCTGTGGCGGGCGCTGGCGGGGTGCCCGCCATGTCGATGTCGCCCTTACCCCTTTCGGGGCTTATGGGCGGTTTTTACGGAACCGGATGATACACTTCAAATCAGGGGCGAGAAGTCCTATCATTGTCGGGCAGGCATCGGCCCTTTCAAGGGCCGCACCCCAATGGCCGGTGCCGGGCGGCATGGCGTGTGCGGGCGACCATATGCCTTGAAGCTAGATTTCATCTAATAAAATACTCTGAGGCTGCTGGAGTAATTTTCCGCCTCCGTCATTGATGTACTTTACAAAATCATTAGCATCCGAGAAATAATTTCTGAATGCATCTCGGATGTCTTCTGGGGTGTCGGCTCTAACGAGAACAATATCTGCTGATGTTTCTTCAAAATTCTTTTCAAGTTGATCGTATCGTGCAATTGCCTTGTTAACGCTTTCAAATGTTTCTGTTTCAAGGTCCCCATCTCGGAATATAAGCAGTGTATTCATCTTGAAAGCAACATGACTTTTTGTTTGTTTTAAGTTTTCGAATGTAAGAATTAGTCCAACTCTTCGGTTTATTTGGTCAAATTCGTGAACAAGCTCTTCGTTTTTAGGTTAGGTAAGCATGCCGTTCGTCCCTCATATGCCCGTGCTATTATTTCACTGGCATATTTAAAAAAATTTTTGTGATATTGGTCTGCATCGCTAAATTTTATCCGGTTCGTAGTAATTAAATCCGCAACTTCAACAGCAGTCGCCCATGCATGCTGATATTTTGTTCTATATTGAATTTCAAGAAGAAGGCCATTCCATGTTATTCCTTTTGAGCTATTTACATCATATTCGTAAACATCATGTATACCTCTGTAGCCGCTTTCTTTTGGATTCAATATGTAGTTGTATCTGTCATCGTCCTTGCTTTTGCATTTGTGCTTGAAGCTTGCTTTATGCATCTTTCTTCTGAAATCAAATAACTCTTTTTCATTTTCAAAAATGAGTCTGCAACCAGCGATGTCATGCATCGTGGGGAGTTGCATGTGAGGCTCTCGGCGCAGTTTATCGAAAATAGTGTTCCTACGCTTGAGCCGCTGGGCAACAACGATTTTTGTGCCACGGGTTCGATTGCGAAGATTAGCTTGAAATGTATTCAGGACGTAGGCATGGCAGGCTCGCCAATTTTCGATAACAATTAGGTCTGACAGGTCCTCTTTTCCGTCACGAATATTCTTCCCTGCCTGACGCACACGGGTCTTTGAATATTCTGGCTCGATCCAATGAACCATATAACCCTCCATTCGAAAGTGGGAAGGATACCGCAGGCAATCAATTTCGCAAACTGCATCAGTTATGCTGATTTCGGAGCGTCGTAAATCCGCACGCCTTGGCGTAGCGTCTTGATGCTGCGGGCATCGCCTCGGAAAAACGTTACGCCCGACCACTGGCCGCCGTCGGCGTCGGCGACGATGCCCACGGTGGTGTCCTTGCCCAGCTCCAGCAGCTTCACGTAGCGCCGCCGCATGGCCACGCGGCCCGACTGGTTAGATTGGGCGAAGCCCACCCAAATCTCGGTCGGGTCTTCCACCACCTCGCGGATAAACGGGAAGAAGGCTTCGCGGCCGTCCATCCGGCTGGGCTTCTCCAGCATGTGGTCCACGATGGCCTGGGTGATGTTGACGCGCCCGCCGGTTGGATCGGTGAACACGGCTTGGTCGCCGCCGATGGCCTGGCGCAGGGCATCGCGCAACCCAGCTTCATCGGCGGCCCGTTTGCCCAATTTGGCCACCGGTTTGACCGCTTGTATCAAATCGGTCGGGGGCGCGGCGCCGGGAGCCTGTAACGCCTCCCATGGGCCGTGGCGTTCGAGCGCCATCAACTCGGCGCTTTGGCCCCAGGCGGCGCGACCGACGTTATAGGCAAAGCCGGTATCGATTCCCTGGGGCGCCTTCACCGTCACGTCGCCCTGGGGCGTGCGGACGGTGCGGTTTTCCCACGCGACGGGCGGGGCTTGATCGTTGACCTGATAGCCGTAGCGATCCAGGTCGCGCGGGCCAAGTTGCTGGACAGTGCAGCGGCACCCCCAGCCGTTGGGTGGATAGTGGGTCTTCCACCACGGGTCATCGATAGGCAGGACGGTGCCGTGCCAATCCTTGTGGTCCTGCCGGGTGCGGCGATCCAGGATAGCCACGTACCGCAGATAGGGGCGGCGCATTTTAAGCTGTTCGGCCTGCTGCCATTTCCCGGCGGCGTAGGCCATGCGCAGGTTGGTGTTGTAGATGACGCCCGTGCGCCATCCGCGCTGGCCCTTATAGCTCCACCCATGCCTGTCCACGATCTGGTCGAAGTCTTTCCTGAACTCGGCCAGGGTGGTGCCCTGTTCAATGGCTTTGGCCACGGCGTTGCGCAGGTCGGCCACCAAATCTTCCTTCATGGCGCCCGCGACCACGAAGGCCCGCGCGTGCTGGGCCTGCCACAGGTCCGTCCATGCCTTGGTGGGCATGTTCAGCTTCTGGCGGAAGTAGGCGATGGCCTCGCCGAAATCGACGGCTTTTGGCTCAACCGTCATTGGCCACTTCCTTGCGGCCGGTCAGGTTGGCCACCGCCAGCCCTTCCCCGATGGTCTTGGCCAAATCGTCCACTGGCAGGGTGGCGCCGATCTCCAGTAACCGCTTCTCAACGGTGGCCAGGTCGGTGGCGTCGGCCAGCATGCGGCCCAACTCATCAATCAGGGCATCCATGGCCGGGCCAGCCAGGGCGTCCAGTTGGTCGGTGATGTCGTCGGCCGGGTCCCGGGCGGCGCCAGGCTCGGCGAAGCTGGGGGCGTCGGCGGGGGGCTGCACGGCGGTGGCGGCGCCGATCTGCGCGGGCACCATGGCCGTGGACCGCTTGACCCATCCTGGCCCATAGGTGTCCTGGATGTATTCCGGGGTCGGTTCGAACCCCATGAGGTAGAGCTTTTCGTCCCGCTCGGCCTGGGCCTTTTCGTCGGGGGTGTCGGTATGGTCCCGCCACACGCGGGGGCGGGCGGCTCCGGGAAAGTTCCACGCGGTCAGCCAAGCCACCGGGCCTTCGTTCAGGCTTTCAAACAACAGGTCGTTGTCCGATTTTACCACCTCCTTCAGCCGGTTCTCGTGAATCTGGCCCTGGGCCTTGCTGGACCCGTTGTCGGTGGTCATGGTCTGCGACAGGATGATTTTACTGATGGCCTCGTTCATCAGACCGTAAAAGGTGGCGTAGTCGCCCCCCGATGATCTGGCCGCTTCCATCAGCTTGACGTCCACCCCTTCCGGGAAGACCACGGCTTGGTCGGTGTTGATCGATTTCAGCGCGCCCAACAGCTTGGCGCGCGCCGCCTTGTCCGAACCGCGTGGCGCCATGCCCACCGGGGTGGGCATGGCGTACTTCTCCATGTAGATGGACCAGAACCGCAGGCCGTTGCGCTTCAGCCACACCGGCCAATAGAGCCAGTGGGCCAAGCCTAGACCATAGGGATCATCGTCATCATCGGCCCCGGCCGAGAAGACCCAAAACTTATTGTCGGGCATTATCTCGCCCGTGGGATTGTCCGGCCGGATCAGGCGCAAGCGGCCGTCGCGGTCGAAGCGGAAACGGCGTTGGCGGCGCACCTTGATGGTGTCCAGCAGGATCTTGCCGCCTTCCGGCCGATACAGGCATTCGCCCACGGAAAAGCCGAAGAAGACGCCGTTGTGCATCTTCTTACACACGCGGTCGAACTTGATGGCCAGAAGCTGTTCACGGATGAAATCGGCCGCGGCCTGATCCAGGGCAGAGGGGCCGCCGGGGTCAACGAACCATTCGCGCGCGGTGGCGGCGTCCTGGCGCTGTTGCCAGCACGCCTTCACCTGGTCATCGGCTTTCACCTTCTCGTAAATCACCAGGTCGCCGCCGCCACGGGTGCGCAACACTTCGTCGCGCGGCAAGCGCAGTTCGCCGACGAAACCCCCCGTGATGTCGTCACCAGCGGCCGAAGCCACCTCTTCAAGGGTGGGGGCGTCGATCTTCTTGGCCATCACTGGAACCCTTCCCAACTGTCGTTGCCGCCATCACCCCAACCGGACCAGCCATCACCGGATGCGTGGCCCAACTCGGCCGCCTCGCGGTGATCGCCGCTGGCCTCGCAGGCGTCCATGTCAGGGGTGTCCATGCGGGTGGCGAAATCCGCCAGCACATGCGCCACGGCGCTGTCGCCGTGGCGCATGGCGCTTTGTTTCTTGTCTTCGCCCTTGCCGCCCGCCTTGCCTTCGCGCGGGATCACCGGCACGCCGCGCACCAAGCGAATGGATTTGTGGTCGGACAGGGTGTCGGCATCCTTGGGCAACACGGTGGTGCCGTCTTCAAAGGCGGCTTTAAACTTGGGCATGGCGTCCCGATACCACGCCTCGGAAAGGTGAATCTGGGCGATGCGGTCAAAGCCGAATTCCTGGGCCATGACCTCGGCCAGATAGGCGCCGTTGCCCGTGGCGTCTAAGGCGCCAGCCATGAAGCGCGGCAGGCGCCGCACCACGTAGAAGCCGACCTGCTTCTGTTGCTCAAAGGGGATGTTGCGCAGCTCCAGGATGAAGGGCGGGCGGCGTACAAGGTTGGGCATGAGCTGCACCGGCCACTTCACCGACAGGTCGCCCTTGCGTGCGAAGTCCCAGCCGAAGAAGGACTGAAGGTCTGGGTTCATGCGCTCCAGTAATGGCTTCAGCATCCCCTCGCAGAAGTCCTTGGTCTCGGCGATGCGGAGGTGTTCGGCGAACTGAGCGAAGGCATCGGGTTGGCTCCAACGCACCACCGGGATGCCGTCGGCCATGCGGCTTTCGATCAGCCAAGTGGGCAGGTAGACGCCCGTTCCCTGCTTCGGGTTCACGTCCAGTTCTTCGTCGGCGTCGTCACCATAGAAGGCGCGGATTTCCGCTTCCCATGCGACCTTGCCCTGGGGCGTCGGGGTCTCGCCTTTCTTCAGGCACACACGCTCGTACAGTCCATCGTCCAAGGCATCGTTGAAGGTAATGCGCAACAGGGCGTAGGGCTTGCGGCCCTTGCGGCATTCCTCCACTAACTCGTTGAAAGGGTTGGCCGCGCCGTCATGGGTGGAAATCACCAGCACCTTGCCGCCCCAAATCAGCAGCGCCAGGGCAGACTTCAGCAACTCGCCCAGGTCATCGTGGAAGGCCGCTTCGTCAATGATGACGAAGCCCTGGCGACCGCGAAGCGAGCGGGGCCGACTGGCCAGCGCCACGATCTCGAAACCGGAACCGAAATTGACGCGGAACGCCTGAATGTCGTCGTCGCCGTCGCGGAAGAGGAATTCGCCCACCTCGCTGGCGGCCTTGCCGAACGCCTTGGCCCACTGGCCGCACACGGCGATGAACTCGCGCGCCATGTCCAGGTTGTAGCCGATATACAGCACGTCCATGCCACCGGCCGCGCGCTCGGCGCCAGCCATCAAGACGGCCTGGGCGCCGATGCCCCAGGTGACACCGATACGGCGCGACTTCTCGCACACGGTCACAGCATTGGCGGCCACCGTCGCCAGCAGCCGCTTTTGGTATCCCAGCAGGATTTCCGGGGTATCGGCGCTGGGCAGTGCCTTGGATAGGGCGCCGCCGGTCATTTTCCGACGCCCAGGATTTCGCGGGTAATGAGGTCCACCGTGTCCCTGGTCAGGCCCTGGTCCTTTGCCACCTTGGCAGCGGCGGCAGCAGCCTCCTTGGCCACCTCGGCTCTGACTTTCAATTCCCGGTCGGTATCGGCCTTGGCGGCGCTGGCCAGCGACTGGATGGAGCGGGCCACGAACATGGCTTCCTCGGCGTCCAGGGTGGCCAGGGCGCCCTGTTCGGTGAACATGAGGCGGGTCAGTAGGCCGTGTGCCAGTGCCACGTTCAGCTTGGCGGTCTGGCCCTGATCCACGACCAAGCCGCGCTCCACCATCGCCTCGGCGATGGTCTTCTGGCGGCGCATTTCCTCGGCCATGGCGTCCAGGCCCTGGATGTGACGGCCGATGGCGGCGCGGGACGGCATATCCGCTTCGGCGATGCCCAGGGCGTCCAGGTCCAGTTCGGCCAGCTTGCCCATGATCTCGTCGATGGTGCGGCCATTGCGGCGCAACTTGCCGATCAGGGTTTGGACCTCTTGGGGCAGGCGGTCGATTTTGGACGGACGCTTGGCCATGGATCAGGCTCCACTCGGGCGGGCGACACCTTCCACCCATTCGCGGCCCGAGGCGGCGCGCTCGCCCTTCGGCGTCACCCGCACTTCGCTCACGTCGCGGCCCAGGTCTTCCAGCGCCACCAAGTCACGCAGTTCCAGCCACCGCAGGTCGTCGCGGACCATGGCGCGGTCGATATAGCTGTGATAGGCGCGAAGCGCGCTTTCCAAGGCGCTGGAATTCAGCGCGCCCCGGTATTCGACCAGCAGTCGCAGGATAACCAGACGGCGGTCAGCCTCGATCACTTCGTTAACCTTGCTCACGACTTGCCCCCAATTCGCATGTGGCCTTCCACCATCAGGCGGGTGAAGTGCTCGATGTTTTCCAGGTTCTCGGCCAGTCCGCTGATCTTCTCTTCCAGGCGCGCGATGGTGACTTCCGCCCCGTGCACCTTCTTGGCGGCCTCGGCGGTTTCCTCGGCTGCTTCCTTGGCTTCGCGAGCGGCGTGGGTAGCGGCCTTGATGGCACCTTCCAGTTCCACGAAGCGCGTTTCACCCCTGGCCAAGCGCTGTTCCATCGCCGCGACTTGGCCCGCCAGTTCGTCCACCTTGGTCTTGCTGGCAAAGGTCTTGGACAGCCAAGCGATAACCCACGGCGACAGCACCGTGAATGTTCCCGCCAGCACCATTCCGGCGGTAGCAAGGGCTTCCTTGAAATCGCTCAGGGTCATGGCCACCTCGTCGTGGCTTCCAACTCGGCCTGGCAGGCCAGGCAGGTGTTCGCGTGAGGGGCCGCACGGCGTCGGCCTTCGGGGATCGGTTCCTCGCACACCACGCAGATGTCGGACCCGATGCCCTGTTGCCGGGCGCGGGCCAAGGCGGCAGCCGTGGTCACCGCTTGGTCGCGTTGCCTCTGTTCAAGGGCCTGGGCGTCGTCGTAGGCGTCCACGTCAGGCCCCCTGGATGGCCTGGTGCAGGGTGTCGGTGGTGGCGTTCAGCGCCTCCCATTCCTCGGGCGACGGGTCGCGGTCCTCGGTCACCATGCGTTCCACCAGGGTCTTGGCCTCCATGGCCTGAGCAACGCCCTGGCCAGCGGCCTCGGCAATGTCCAGGCCCAGCTTGATCAGGGCGATCTGTTGGGCGGTCATCGTGCGTTCTCCTCGGCCAAGTAATGAAGCAGGGCGTCCACTGCGTTGCGGGCGGTGGCGATGGCGGCGGGAATGGTCGGGTCGTTGCCCGTGCGGACGGCGTCCTGGGCGGCCTTCACCGCCTCCACGGCGGTGGCATCCAGGCGTTGCAAGGCGTCCTTGGTGGTCGGGCTGGCCTGATCGGACTTGATGACGGCCAGCGCGGTGCGTTGGGCCATCGTCAGGTCGGCCTGGATGCCGTAGACGGTCTGGGCTGGCGTTTCCGCCACCCGACTGGCGCAAGCGATGGGGCCAGCCATCATCAGGGCGCCCAGCATGGCGGCCATCAGCAAGGTGATGGCGGTGTTGGAGGGAACAGTGGGCTTCCCGATGGGGGCCTTGGCTTTGAGGCGGCCATAAATGGCCAGGGCACCGCCAACGGCACCGGTTAGGGCCAGACCAATATTGACGGCATCGGCCTGGGCGGCTTCGTCCAAGTCGATGCCGAAGGCGGAAAGCAGGCTGGCGAGGATGGCGACGACGCCACCCCAAACCGCCCGCGACAGATACCAGGCTTTCGGGTCCATGGGATTTGGGGCCTTTCAGATAACGCGGAAAAAGGTGTGTCCGCCGTGGGCGGCCGCGCGCTTGCTGGCATCGGTCGCCCAGCGAGGCAGTTTTCCGCCGGTCTTCAGAACCAGCGGAATGTTCAGGTAGTGGGTGGCACCTCCGGTGCGGTCGGGCAGGTTTCCGGCGGTGGCCTGGCGCGCGATCTCCACGCATTCGCGGAACACAGGGTCCGCTTCGGTCACGGCCATCAGCTTCTTGCGGTTGGCGTCGTTGGGAAGCCAGCAGGAGAATTGCCAGGGCATCAGGCATACCGCCACCACACCCTCGCCCCACCAATCGGGCTTGCCGTCGCGGCCCAGGTCCAGGTTCACCCGGTTCATCACCACGTTGGCCACCATCTCGCGGCCACGGCGGTCTTCGCCGCGCGCTTCACCCCACAGGGTGCGCGCCAGGACCATGACCAGGTCAAGCGATGACGGTGCTGCGGTATTTTTGGGAATGGTCGTCATGTAGTGTCGCCCCCGGAACTGTTCGGGGATTGACACTACATTTGGAGCTGTAACATCCGAATGATCGGAACATTTCCGGGGGAAGTGAAGTTTGTTTTTCTAAAATTAGCTTTAATTCTAATTTCGTCAGTCCTTACTGACGGTAAACAGGTCTGGCGGTCGCACTTCGTTGATGACCTTGCGCACGTAGCGTTCCGAGCATTTCAGTTGCAGCGCTACCGTTCTGCGGCTTCCGCTCGAATCCAGGATGGCGACCTTTTTTAAATTCTTGTGCACGCCGCGCGGGATGACGATGGTCTGGCCGCCATATGCCTTAGCCAGCGCCTTCAAGGCGTCCAGGCTGATATGCTGGGTCAGTGAGTGCAGCGCGTCGGGATTCTTGGGGATATAGATGGGGACGCCACCCACGGCGTCCCCCAACGCCATGGCTTCCTTGGCCCCAATCAGCTTGGCGATATCGGCCAAGCCGCGCGGCCACGTGCGGATTTCATCTTCAAACGGTGGGGGCATTGTTTTTCCCCTCCGCGATCTGGCGAATACGTTGTCCAATTTTCTCTACCAGGTCGTTCAATTTTCTGGGTGAATTATTGCCCTTGTCTGCAATGGAAAATAGTTCGTGTAACTCCGAATTTATCGATTTAAATCTTTCGGGATTGATCGCCATCATTTGCCGAAGCTTGGCGATCTGAGCGGCAATGATCGCTTCCTGAGGCGTCTTGTGGTCGGCCCAGCGGACACCATGGCGGGCGCCCATGTCCTTCAGTGCCTCAATGACGCGGAAGGCATCCCGTGCTGACAACCACCGCAAATCATCCACCTTGACGATGGGCTTGGCAAAGTTGGCCAAAGCCGTCTCGGACGGATTGCGCACAGCACCAAGATGGTACAGCGACAGCCACAGGGCGCGGATTTTGCGTGACGTGGGGCTGTCGTCACGGCGGCGGGTGTCCTGGGGCTTGGTGCCGTTCAAGTGGTCCAGAACGGTGCGGATTTGGGAATCCGTCAGTTCCTTGGCGCTGGTTTTGCCGGTACGGGCCACCAGCATGGCACGGTACGCCTCATCATCCAGGTCGGCCGTCTTGGCTGCGGCGTGCAGGGCACCATAGAGCTTCTTGCGTTCGGGGGTGATGGCCATGGGTTCCTCAATGTTGGCCTGGCATCATCAGGGCGGGGCGGCCAGCCCCTCGCCGACGCACCGACACCGCACGGGCGGCGCCGGGCGTTTCGCCTATGCGCGTCCTAAGGCCGTGGTGGTGAGAAGAGCGGAGCCTTCTTGCTCCAGAAGATTGGCCAGTTGGCGCAGTGCTCTGGCGCCGTCCCCCTGAAGTCCATTGCGGGTAATGAGGTTGGCGTAGGCCGACAGCACCCCATTAAGGGCCACCCCCAACCCGTCTTCTGTGGCCATTTCCTCGGCCACCTTCACCACAGCAATGGTGAGGGCGATGGTGACCTGGCGCTCCTGATCGGTGACGATGATCATAGCCACGGCCCTCCCTACAGCTTGGCGAGGTCGAGGGAGATGGCCACCGAAGGGGCACCCATATCGGCGCGTTCGTAGAAGCGCAGATAGGTGGCAGTGCCGGTGCGCTGGAGGGCGTCCGAAATGGCGTCCATGGCGCGCTTCCACCGTTCGTCAGCGATGTCCAGGCGGCGCAGTTCCAGCACGGCACCCGTGGACACGTTGCCTTCCTTGTCGGTTTTAAAGGCCCTTTCAACGATGGCCTTCAGCTCGGGCCGGGCGTCGGCCGACCACTCGGCCAAGCACTCGCCCACCAGGGCCTCGGCCACCTTCAGGCGCTCGTCAAAAGTCAGGCGGTCGGCCACCTGAACGGTCATTTCCCTCAGCCCGTCATAGGTGCGAAGGGTCAGGTTTCCCTTCACCCCGCCGATGGTGGTCTGATACTCGGCGGCAGCCAAGCCGACGAACGCTTGGGCCTCGGACAGCCACTTGGCCTTGAAGTCGCGCATGGCGCGTTGAAGTTCTTTTGCCTCGGCCACGGCGTTGTACACCAGCGAGTGGCGCAGCTTGTCCAGCGGCTTCACCAGTTGGTCGGGAACGGTACGGCCTTGGGGGTCCGTCCAAACGGGGGTGGTGCTGATCTCGTTCATGGTCATCTCGCAGGTCAGAGGAAGAGGCAGGCGGCGGCAATGCGGAGCGGCAGGCCGAGCCAATGCAGCGCCGTGCGGCGGGCGCGACGAAGAGTGGAACGGGTGCGACGGCTAAGAGGCATTGGTGCCTCCCGTCGGCTGGACCACTCCCGCCGCCATGGTGAGGACGGCATTCGCCAGAATGGCGAGTTGGGCGGCCACGGCCATGTGGGATTGATTCCCGGTGGCGATGACCTGGGCCAGATTCACCGCCTCGGGCAAGCTGGCCGGAGGCACCACGATGGTGCCGCCCTCGGTCAAGTCCACCGAGACTGGCACGAAGGTACCTTCGGAGGTTTTGACGGTCAGTACCTGGCGGGTGGCGCTCACATCGCGGAGCGCCACCACCTCGCCGATCTGGCCGCCCTTGCCTTCGACGGCCACCTGGTCGCCGATGCGGTAGCGGGTGACGACAACCTTCATTGGGACTTCCCCCCTTCGATGACCGACAGACGGGGCTTTGCCTGCTCGGCGGGTTGCGATTCGGAAAAGGTGGGACTGGGCGGCAGGTCGAAATCTGCCTTGCGGAATTCCAACAAGAACCCGAGAAGCGCGGCGGCATCCCGGATTTCAAACGCGGTACGGGCAAAAAAATCTGCCATTTCCAACGCTTGGTCAGATGTCAAGGTGACCGGGCGCTGCGTGTAGAACAGGTTTTTCCAGGCGATACAGCACTTGCCCAGCGCCAGATGGATGGCCGCCAACCGTTCCCCGACCGATCCGGTATTATCGGTCATGATGTCCTCCTTGACGGTGGGTGCAGGTCGCGCAGGCGCGGGCCAAACGCACGGCCTGGGGGCTGGCGGTGTTGAACGCCTTGCGCTGGTGGGACAGGCAATCGTTGGCGGGGATCAGGCCCAGCACCGGGCATCCTTGACGTTCGGCCAGCAAAACCCCGCGCACCGCTTTTTCCACGGCTGCAATGTCGCCCTGGTATTTGCGGTTGATGGTCTGTGACAGCGCGGGGCCGGAATAGCCGACGCTGGCGCCGATCTGCGACAGGCTTCCCGCATCGCAGGCCCGTGCCAGGGCCATCACCCATACCGGCATGTCGTCACCCCACGCCGCTCTGGCGTTGGCAACATGCTGGCCCGCGCTTTTGGCGGTACCTTTCTTGGGGCCGCGCGTCATTGGGCACCCGCCATTTCATCAGCGGCGATGACGGTGCCCTGTTCGCCTCGGATGGTGGAGACGGGGAGCGGATACGCCACGTCGCCGTTGGGGTCGTAAACCTCGGTGGCTTTCTTGCGGAGCTGGGGTGCCACCGGGCCGAGGTCATTGACCAATTGCCAACGGCCAAAGCCGTTGCTGGTCAACGCTGTTCCTGGCGCACGGGTCGGCAACTCGCGCAGAATGCCAACCTTGGTCAGGGCGGCGATGTAGCGCCAAGCACCATCCTGGGCGACCTTGGTGCGTTCCTTGTCGCTGCTGGCCGCCAGTTCCAGCAGTTCGGGGATGGTCGCCTTTCCCTTGATGCGCATAGCCTTCCACAGCCGGTCGCGCAGGGAATTGGGGCGCGGCCGCCAATGGCGGGCGGTCCGCTTGTAGACGCCGGGCCGGAACTCCTTGCCAGAGGCGCGGAACGCGGCGCCCTCGGCCGTGAGTTGGTAACATCCGCGTTCCTTGCGGTCGGCGAGGCCGCGCCCGATCAGTTTGCCGATCATGCGGGCCACATCCTTGTTGGTTATTTCGGCGGCCTCTGCCACTTGGTCGATGGTCAGGCAGGTGGCCCGATCCAGCACGCCCAGCACCGTAGCTAGGCCTTTGACGGCTTCAGCCATGGTCAGCCCCTCACCAGGATGGGAAGACCGGTCGAACGATCGTTGAACAGCATCTGGCCCGCCATTTCGGCCACGCCGATGGCGGTTCCGGCGTTGCGTTTGCCAAACCGCTCGATGGCGGCGATGCCTTCCTTGATCTCGCTGGACTTGCCGCCCGCCGCCCGGTGCATGAATTCCACCAGGCAGGGTTTCACCTCGACCTCGCACAAGGTCTTCACCATGGCCTCGGCGTCGGACAGCGGCATGGGCTTGAATTCGGCGTACTGGCCGACGCGCCGCGCGATCATGGGATAGCGGGTCAAATTAGCCCGCACCTTGCCCATGCCCACCAGGATGAAAGGGATTTCCAGCATGTCCGAAAGGTCGCGGACGGTTTCCATCATCCGTTTGTTGCGGCTGATGTGGTCGGCTTCGTCGATGACTACACCCGCCGGGCGGCCGTCGCGCTGGGCATCGGTGGCGTATTTGGCCAGTCCTTGGACGGCTTGGCGGAACATCCGTTCAAAGCTGTGTTCCGGGGTCACGCGCAGCTCGGCCAGCAGGTCGCGCAGGAACCAAGTGGGGGTCCACTCTTCCTTGGCGCGGACGAACGGGGCACCCGACTGCACCGCCCACCATTGAGTGGTGGTGGTCTTGCCCAGGCCAGGGTCGCCTTCCGTTACCAAAAGGCATGCTTCGTTGGCCCCGCGTTGGTCCAAGGCCTTCAATTTAGCCAGGAATTCCTTGGCGTTTTGGGTGGGGACAAATTGAGCCCGCATGATTATAGTACCTCTACTTTGGTTGTGATCAGGTTGTTCAGGGTGGTTGCCGCCACCCCGTTCATGTTCATTTCAAGAGCGAATGTTGGGCTCCGCATTGAGGTGCGGAGCCCTTCAACGTCTTGGGTCGTCACCTTTTCCGGGTGAGCAAGCAGCCACTGAACCCATTCCAGGTCGGTGCCGAACAACGGGCGGCCGTCCGCCGTGACCTGCGGTTGGGGTTCCGGGGCGGGGTTGGCCATCGCGTCCATCAGCACGGTGGCTTCGGCCAGGGCTTCGGGCGAGAAGTGGGCCGTCGGCTGATGGGCCAGCAGGGCATCCGGATTGAGTTCCGCCATGATCTCGGCACGGTGCGCATCGTTGCGCTTCAGGCGGCCAATGGCCCGCTGTTCGCGGGCCTGTTCGGCAGCCGACACCGGGAAGAAGCTGGTCTTGTGCCCTTCGAACCTGGCGATGGTGATGAACCGGCCGTCCAGGGCGCGCACCCACACCCGGCTGGCGTCGGCCACATCGTAGCCCACCAGCACATCCTCGCCGTGGAAGCCCTCCAGCGCCGGGGCGAAGTAGCTGTTGCCGAACAGTTCCACCAGGGCACGGCGCGTCTGGCGCCGTTCGTAGGGGCGGAACAGGTCATCCGCCTCGGCGTCGGACACCACGTCGGCTTCCCACCCCTTGGCAACGGCATCCGCCCACATTTCATTGGGGGTCATGGGACGCTTGCGGCCTGTCACCGGATCGCGGGTCTTGGGCAATCCGGTGTGGGGGTGGTCGTTATAGGCAGCCACCAGCAGCTCGCAGAACTCGGTGAAGTCGGACCAGTCCATCAGCAGGCGCGAGGAACCGGCCGTGGTGATGTCTTTGCGGGTGCGCTTGAAGGCGCGTTGGCGGGCCTCGCCGTCCATGGCCGCGCCCATGTAGGTGGCCAGCCGCTTGGCGGCCGTGACCCACACGGTTTGGTGCAGGCGTTCGATGACGCCACGGGCCTGGGAATTGTAGGGGAGCGAGTTTTTCTTGGTGATGGACAATCGCGCCACCAAGCCAGTCAGTTCATCGTCCCATAGGCGATTGTTGAAACCGGGGCCGTTGTCGGCATACCAGATGTCGCACACACCGCAGGTGGTGAAGGCGCGTACGGCTGCTGCGCTCACGTCCCACTTGTTTTCCGACAGGCCGATGGCCCAGCCAACAATCCGGCGGGTATACACGTCCACCACCGTGGTGATTTCGGGACGGAACGGGCGTCCGTGGCGCGGGTGCGCCACCTCGGCATCGAAGCAATGGCCATCGGCCACATAGACGGCGGTGGGCCACAGTTCGGAGGTGTCGCGGGCGACGTAGGCCCGATACGACTTCAGCGCGCGCGGTCCCATCCGGCCCTGGTTGCGGGTGATCGTGTCCAGTTTCAGCAAGAAACGGCGGGCTTGGTCGTAGCTGGGCGCCAGATCGGCGCGCAGCGTCTTGCCCAATTCCTCTACCGCCCAGGCCAGTGACGGCTTGGTGGGCCGTGCGTACAGGTCCATCAACGGGCCAGCCCAGGCGGGGATAGGGGGTTCGGTTGGCGTGGCCGGGGCCAACGCCACGACCTTTCCACCCGCCAACTCGCGCGCTTTAAGCCAATTGTAAAGGGTAGGGCGGGTCAGGGTGCGGCCGGTGCCCGCACGGGCATTGGCCACCGGAACCAGGGCGGCCAATTCGGCCGGAAGAGTGCCTTCGTTGGCCATAGCCACCAGGGCGTCGATATGGGCCAGGATGGCGGCACGCGCCTGCATGGTGTCGCGCTGGTATGCCTTCAGCCCGGTCGGGTCGATCTGCGCCACGGCAGTGGCGGCGGCCTTGGCCACCAGTTCCTTGGAATGGGCCTTGATTGCGCGCTTGCGCAACGCTTCCTGGGCCTCGGCGGGGAGGACGGAGACGGGGTAGGCGACGGCATTGCCCTTCTTGACGCCCTGCCATCCTTCCTTCTTGGCTCTGATCTGGATGGCGCGTTTGCCGGGCAATCCCGGAAGCTTCAATTCATCCAGTTCAGTCGGGGTGTACATGCTGGTCATAGCGCCCCCCCGTTGCGCTTCATCTTGCCCAGCAGGCCGCCCACCAAGTCTTCCATGTCGCCGGTCAGCTCGCGGGCGCGCTGGTCGATGCGGCGGCGCACGGCGTGCAGGGCGCCGAATTCGGCACACACGGCTTCCTCGGGTGTCAGGGCCTTGAAGCCGCACGCTTCCACCAGAACGTGAAGGGCGCGCCAGTCGCCCGTGGCCTGGCCAAGGGCGCGC